ACTGATGCTTCTACTACACAACAACGTAGTTGTCCAATACCTGTCGTGGTACCTGAGAGATCCGAACCGACTGCTAATAGACGCGAGTACGTTTTTCCTCGGCTATCAGACAGGGAGGTTGCTAGTATGGCAGGCTTTGATGAGGCAGAGAACTACTTCATTGAGCAGGCTCAGCGGGATATCTCGGCAGCACTTACTCGCAGCTATGGTGACAAGGCAGAACTCTTTCCAGTTCGTCAGTCTCGTTGGAGTCCTGATCTGTTTGCAGGTGGCTTTATCTGTCCTTACTGTCACCAGGACGTGAGGTATGTGCCGTACTGTCGGCCAGTCGAGAGAGTCGAAGAGTCAAGAAACAAGATGGACTTCGATCCTAGTACAGTTGTGGACGCCAATCCCAACAGAGCAGAACTAGGACACAGCTAACTGAATGCGGGCCAGAGGTTACAGTACCCCACCCCTCATAGGGACTGTGACTGGTGTCGTGCATCTGGGAGCGGGAGCGGTACCCCGCACACATAGTCTAAGTCAGGAGAGTCAATGTGGACTACTAAGCAGGATGATAGTGAGTATGGTTGGTTCCAAGGTAAGGTCTGTGTCTGTGACATGTCCAAGATCTACCACAATGGATTCAACTGGGAGACTATGAATGAGTTCAAGTCCCCACCTACCTGTGCAGAGTGTGGCCTATGGGCCAATAGAGTCATGTGGTGCGTCAAGTGTCAGAGTCGTTACTATCAGTTCTTCATGCATCCTTGCATGGGCTACCACTCAGACGTGCGAGGCTGGTACTGCTGGAACTGTTTGGAGAAGTTCTATCCTCCAGCAGTAGAGTCGTCTGCGGCTAAGAACAGGACTCCAATACCTCCACCACAGATAGTCTTGCCTCCTGGGTATGAGATCTATGTACCGAAGGAGCTAGTATGGGGATGACATGTGCCGGTAGAACGGGAACTATTCGACTTCTTCGATAAGATCCTAGGTCAGAACACAGGAGTATTACGAGTAGCTACTAGAGACAGTGAGGAAAGATTCAAGACAACTCTATTTACCTGGCCACAGAAGTCAGAAGGTGTCATACAGTTAGTCAATGATTCAGTAGCTGAGAACAAGGAGGTATACTTCTCACCAGACTTGTTTCAACCAGAGGCAATCCGACAGGGACGAGTGACAAAAGATCTCATCAAGGGATCACAAGTCATCTGTCTAGATTTTGATGGTAACGCACCACAAGATGATGGCTGGTACGCAGAGCATGATCTACCTTTGCCAAGTATCAGAGTCCAGACATCGGGAGTGGACAATCAACATGTATATTGGAAGCTCGATGAGTTCGTGGAGGACATTGAAAAACTAGAGAACATGAGACGGACTCTTACATACACAGTACACTCTGACCCGTCTGGTTGGGATGCAGGTCAGTTACTCAGAGTCCCATACACTACCAACCACAAGTACGGCAAACCCGACAGTGCTACCTATGATGTCTTCATCGAAGAGGATTCATCCGACAGGATCTATCCGACAGGGTCCTTCAAGACGACTGGTGACTTCAGACCATTAGTCGGTAGCGTCATAGACTTAGAGAACTTACCTGATGTAGTAGATGTCCTCACTACCAACAGCTTCGTGAGTGGATTCCTAGAGAGCTTCAAGAAGTTCCCTGATGAGAAGCACAGAAGTGACGCTCTCATGCGTGTTGCTTATGATTCAGCAGAGTCAGACCTAACCAATGAAGAAATATATTCTCTACTCTTAGATGCTGACAGTAGGTGGGGTAAGTACTATCGGAGAAAGGACAGACAACTTCGGTATGTAGACATCATCGAGAGAGCCAAAGCTAAGTATCCTCATGGTGCTACAGAGATCAGCATTACAGATGAAGTCGAGGTTGGTTATCAGAGAGTCTATGGATGGGGTGAGTTAGTTGATTCGACTGACACTATCCAATGGTTCTTCGAGGGCTGGCTGTCGATGGGTGGATACGGGATCTTAGCAGGTCCACCCAATGTTGGTAAGACTCAGTTAGCTCTTCGACTAGGAGTCGCCTGTGTACTACAGAAGGACTTCATAGGCTGGACGAATGAGACTGACAGAGCTATGAAAGTAGTGTTCTACTCCTTGGAGATGAGTAAACAGGCCATCAAGTATTTTCTAGATACGATGACTGATCTCCTACCGTTCAAAGATCTCCTGCAAAAGAACTTCAAGATCCTACCTCTCGCTCAACTAGTAGACTTCAATGATAAGAAGATGCGAGAGCAAGTACTAGCAGACATCAACGAGTACCGTCCAGACTTAGTCATCATTGACAGTCTGTCGATGGCAGCAAGTGAATCACTAGCAGACGACAAGACAGCACGGAATCTCAACGCGAACATTAAAGTCATACGTAATATAGCCAAGTGTGCAGTAGTCTCAGTCCACCACAGTAAGAAGTCACAAGCAAACAAGTCGATGACCGGAGACATGGATGATCTCTATGGGTCACGGTTTATAACAGCCGAAGCCGATTTCGTCACAACGTTCTTACCAGAGTACGGCGATTCTCAAGAAGACAATGAAGCCAAGAAAGTCCATCATATTCGAGCAGTCAATACCAAGATCCGTCTAGGTCGATGGAAGTCACCAGTCAATCTGTTTAGGACAGAAACTCTCGACTTCGTAGACGAGGATCCCGATGTTGCTCTTCCAGGATTTAGCCAAGGAAAACATAGCACTGGAGATAGTTCGGAAACTATGTTCTGATCCTCTTGTCGCTATTGATACGGAGACTAATGGACAGGACATCCGAGATGGAAGAGGTATATGCTATGGGGTGTCTATTGCCACTCCTTATGCAGCCCTGTATCTGCCATTCCGACACACCAACCAGCCAGAACAGAATTACGATCTCCGACAGTTCCTACCATTACTTCAAGAGATCCTCGACAGGGCAACTGTCATCTATCACAACGCCAAGTTTGACCTCTTGTCTCTGGAGACTCTGGGGCTCAAGGCCCGTGGCCGGAAGTTCGTAGACACTATGGTCCTGTGTCATCTGATAGATGAGAACAGGCCATTCGCAGGCAAGAGTCTAGACGCATGTACCAAGATGTACCTAGATGATGGAGGTAAGAGAAAGTCTGATGAGTACGTCGGGCTACTTAAGATCCTGGGTTATGCCAAGATGCCAGCAGACTGTACGGCAGAGTATGCCACATGGGATGCATGGCTAACCTACCAGTTGTACCAGAAGATCCTGCCTAAGCTAAAGGCAGAACAGCTTGGCGAGATGTGGAATCACAAAGCCAAGATGATTGAACGACTCATCTGTATGGAAGGGCACGGCACTAGCATTGACCAGCCGCTCTGTGAAGAGATGTCAGACAAAGGTCGCTACTGGATGGAGAAGATCCCAGCACTGTTGGGTGGACTCAATCCTGGTAGTGGCAATGATCTACAGATCTTACTGCTGGACATCCTAGGTCTGCCTGTCGTCAAGACAACTCCCAAAGGCAAGCCATCGTTTGACAAGTGGGCGATGGAAGTCTATGACGACATACTTGAAAGAAGTAACGACCTAACAGCGAAGAGAGTCTTTACTTACCGTGGATGGCAGAAGTCAACAACAAGTAACTACGAACCCTACGTCCGTCTGCTCTCGCCCGATAGTCGTCTCCGGCCTGATTATCTCTTGCACGGAACGGTTACGGGACGCATGTCCTGTCGGCACCCTAATCTGCAACAGATCCCAAGGGAGGGTGATAAGCCCTGGAATGGGAGGATGAAGAGTTGCTTCATAGGTAGGCCAGGATATGTACTGATCGAGGGAGACTACTCACAACTAGAGTTCAGACTGTCTGCCAGCTTCTCCAAGGATCCACAACTCATCGGGATCTTTAACGATGAGGAACGAGACATCTTCACTGAGATGTCCATACTTCTAGGGATGTCTAGGTATGACACAAAGCGACTCGTCTACTGTCTTAGTTATGGTGGTGGTGCTACGCGCATCGCCGCGATCTTTGGCGTATCTCTGTCTGAGGGTCAATCCATCAGGGACAATTTCTATCGCACGTATCCTCGTCTTAAGCATGTTGCCAAGTACGCGCAGGATTATGCTAGCAGACATCGTCAAGTGCCAATGTGGTCGGGTCGGCGTAGACATTTTCTTGACGTAAAGAAAGATGCTCACAAGGCATACAACAGTTTGACCCAAGGTGGCGCAGCAGATGTAGTCGAGAGGACTATGGTTCGCTGTGCTGAGAAGGGACTTGATGTCCCAGACTGTCGGATGTTGCTACAAGTTCATGACTCCATTGTGTGGGAGATCAGAGAAGATCTGGTTCCCTTCTACACTCCTATCATCAAGGAGACAATGGAGGCAGTGGACTATGAGTTCGGAGTGAAGTTCAAAGCGGATGTGCACCGCTGGGCACTCGCCGCATAACGGTAAGGAGATAGACAGTGGCTGACTACAACTACTTCATGGAGAAGAACGATTCAGAGGATGATGAGAAGTGGCCGCTGGCTGTTGTCTCTGTCTACTCTGACGGCTCTCTGTCTATCTCCGGCCGTGCGGATATGTCTATGCGAGAAGTCGCAGCACTGCTACACATCGTCTCACATGACATGGTCGAAACTCTCGACAGAAGAGAAGAGAAGGCCAAGGAGAATTGATGCTAGAAAACTGGGGAGTCTATGTCACCACAGTTGACCGACCTGCTGTCGGTGGAGAGTTGCTCTGCTCAACACACTGGACTCAGTACGGTGCAGAGGTTAATGCCCATGAGAATCAGAAGATGGCAGACTTAGAAGGATATGATCAGATGTACTACATCAAAGCACTGAAAGGACCTTTCGCACAGTGGAGCTTTCACTACCCTTCCTGGCATTCCTCGACCTCGAAACTACCGGGTTGGATCCGGCGGCTGATATTATTCTTGAGATAGGTATTGTCCTCACCGACAGAAACTTGGAGACACTCGCAGTCTTCGATAGAGTTGTCTGTTGGCCAGAGCTTAGATACAATCCCGCTCTTCAGGAGATGGAGATTCCGTTCGGTGTGCATGACAAGGTAGTTGAGATGCATACCAAGAACGGACTCTGGGAAGAGAGTTACCGTTCGACAAAGGATCTCGAAGCCTGTCTAGCTGATGCTGCTTACTGGATGGGACAGCACACATCCGGCTTGGACTATCAGGTATTCATGGCAGGCAACACTATCGGATTCGACAGGCAGTTCCTCTACATGGCTGACTTTAAGTTCCTGGAACTATTCCATCACAGGTCTGTAGATGTCAGTTCTATTCGTACTCTCTATGAAGAGTGGGTCACGAAGGAGTATGACTACGCAACCAACGCCATACCTGCCGACAATGACTTGCACCGTGCGATACCAGACTGTCACGACAGTATCAACAAACTGAAGTTCTTCCGCAAATCACTCTTCGGAATCAACAGGGACATCCATGCCTAGTACCCGAGAAGCAGAGTATGATTCTGAAGGAAGACTCATCACATTCGAGGGAGAGCTAACGAAGCTACTCAACAGATTCGGTTGGGATCAGACAACTATGACTCCCGACTTCCTGTTATCTTCTATGGTACTAGGTATGCTCAACTCCTACAACATGTGCAGATCACGGAGAGACAAGTGGTGGGACTTCAGACCAGAGATTAAGTACAAGGTACCCACTACTAAGAAGGAAGCTGATGGTGTCTGATGTCGAGTTAGCTTGGGGGTTTGATCCTGGATACTCGACAGGATGGGCATTGTTGAATTGGGTAGATGGGGAACAGTTAGACGAAGGGACTATCCCATTCCCTGACATGCCAGAGTTTTTGTTCGACAAAGGTGAGATGCTAGAAAGAACGAGAGCCATTGTCGTAGAGGACTTCGCTCTACGCGGGGGGAAAGAGAAGGCACAGATTGGATCACACTTCGAGACAGTCCAGGTCATTGGAATGCTACGGCTGTGGGCAGCCAGCGCCGGACTGTCTATCCACTTGCAAGCCCCAAGTATCAAACCTATTGCTCAGAGGTTTACTGGGAGAGTGCCTAAAGGCGCGCATTCTAAGTCCCACTCAGTTGATGCATACAACCATGTGGCCTACTATCTCAAGGGAATTGGACACTTCGAGACTAGATATGAACGAGAGTTACGGGAAGCACCATGACGACAGTTATCCCGAAGGACTGGACAAAGGAAGCTAGAGAAGTGGTCGACAAACAAGACTATCTTCTCATGGAAGAGTTACCTCTCGCCGTGTTAGTAGAGATCAGCGAGAAACTAACAGAACTCAACGAGTTGCTGAAGAGCAGAGTCAGACTCTTCTAGAGTCCATTAGCTCGCAACTCAAGTCGAGTAGCCCGAGTGGTACCTCCCCATACTCCATAGGCATCCTGTCGGAGAGCCTCCAGGAGACACTTGGTTTTGATTGGACAGTCTCTGCAATAGTCAATCATCATGCGGAGATTGTCTTCCACCTTTGGGGAGAACGACAGTTCGTAGGCGCGTGGGTTTTCCCGACACGCAGCCATTGCGTTGTCCATGTGGAGTAAGCTACCATCAGATTCGTTGGATACCAAATCCGACCCTAAGAAGCTCAGATACCTCCGGGATTAGCCTCCGCTGGGGGTATCTGGGCTTCTTCTGGTTGTGGAGCATTACCAGTGATGATGACTGGCATACCGAACACATTGTCTTGTGGAGTTAGATCACGAGTTCTGTTGGTTCCATAGAACCTCTCCATAATCTTACGGTTGCCAAGATAGATGGCAGCCTGTCCGACATACTGTCCATCACCTTGTTGTCCACCATGCCATCCTACCAAATCCCCTGGCTTGAGTCTAGCAACAGAGTCTTGGTACCCTGCTAGAGACACAGGCATACTAATTCCCATAGAGGCATAGACATTCCCAGCCATGTCTGGTTCTTCTCTTGCCTTGGCGACACTAGCCAACAGTTGACTGCGGACTTCACCAGGAGCAGGCATTGGCTCTGGCTGTTGCTGATCTGGCCCGACAGGTGGTTGCTGAGTCGGATCAGGCTGTTGCGGGTCAGTCATCACTCACCTGGGAATCTAGTGTGGATATAGATAGCGCCCTTGTCCTGAGCAGAGTTGCCTAGAGATCTAATGTCTCCATGAGCACCGCCAGCAGCTTCGATGATCTGTCCGTTCCCAATGTAGATGGCGATGTGAGAGACAGTGTTGGGACCTGCCCATCCTCCTGCCCACTTGAAAGCTACCAAGTCTCCTGGCTGCAACTGATTGTAAGAGCCGACACGCACACCTGTCGTAGCCTGCTGAGCAGATGTCCGAGGCATTGATATACCCATCTTAGAGTACACCTGTTGCACCAGACCAGAACAGTCGACACCTGTATTGAGAGAGTTGCCACCCCACACATACGGAATGTTGAGCACTTGTCGGCTAATCGACAGAGCCTGAGCACGAGCAGTGGAAGTCGGTACACCAGAGAAAGCCATAGCCTGTCCCACTTGTGCGTAGGACATGCCACTGACAGTGTTGGCTACATATGGCTGAATAGGTGGAGCCTGTGCTGGCATGTACTTCTTGTACGCACCATTGGTGAATGTAGTCCAGTCTCGGAAAGATCCACCCGCACCTTGATACAGTGCGAATGCAGCCTGAGCAGACTGTAGTGGGTCCATCGGATTCTGTGGGTACCAGGCATTACCCTTGTGGACAGAGTTGATCTGGAACAGACCCTGATCAATAGTTCCATTGGAATTACTGTGAGTCGCACCGGGATTCCCTGACGACTCTGCCATAGCAATACCCATCATTGTGGGTATAGCAGACTCTGGGAATCCAGCCTGTCGGAGAACGTTAGCTATTCCCTGCTGACCACCAGATCCCCAACCTGCACCTTGTGCACCACCAGAGTAATTGCTAGCACCACCGGCAAAAGAGTTCATGCCGTCAGTAGCAGCTTGCAATGCAGCCTGTCGCTGCTTCTCTACATTCGCTGCTTGGACTGCTGCGTCGTACTGTCGACGTGTGTTATCAGCAGCGATAGAGCCAGCAGCAGCACTAGCACTGTCGTTCCTAATAGTGTTGAGACGAGAGTAAATATCAGTACCATTGAGGCTAGCAGCATCAGGTACGATAGTGTCTTGCTGGGCTTGTCGATTTTGTCTGTCCTGTCTCTTCTGGTCAAGTTGTTGCCATAGAAGTCCTTGGTTGTCATCAAGGAGATTAAGAGGCGTTGTCACGTCCTATTCTCCTTGGCTACTAGTTTTTGGTAAGACGAACGATTAGTGTCCTGGACCCCGAGTCCAAGCAGTGTATTGAAGAGAGTCCTATTCCAGAATGCGTCCTTCTCTCCCTTAGCCAGTGCTCTCTGTGGATCCAGGACAGGAGTGTTACCGCCCTGGAAGACATTGCCAATGGTACCAGAGGCGCTATATCCAGAGATACTGGACAACTGATTGAGGAATGGTAGTCCTTGGTCAAGATTCTCCGACAGGTCTGATACATAGTTACCAGTAGCAGTGTCCTGTCGAGTGATAGCCTCTGTCGGAATAGTCAGTAGCGGGTTCAGAGATCCTGACAGGTAGGTGCCAATGTTTCGTGGCAAGTTCGTAGAGTCTTTGTCATTGAAGATGTCAGCCAAAGTCTCCATTGGAGTGCCAAGATTGTACGTGAACTGGTTGTCTCCGAGACTGATGTTGCCCGACAATCCTTCACGCAAGAATGAGGGAAGATCTCCACCATTGGAAGTAGGATCCGACAGGGATTTAGGATCTAGACCCATCTGTTGAGCAGCAGCATAGTACGCCTTCGGAATCACCATAGCCCGATCAGGCTTAGTTGCGGCAGTCTTCAAGATAGTCGGTACTGCCTGTCGCATCCAAGTGTAGAACGGAATGATTGGTCGGAGATTCCTAGACTCCCAAGGAGTCAGTCCAGCAGGATCAGGGTGATACCTCAGAACTTCCTTGTTCGCCTCATGGATTGCATCTTCGATAGTCTCGAACTGCCTGGTGAAGTTCGGATCATTCAGCTTGTGAGACATGTGTGCCAACTTGTTGAAGTCAGCAATGTTCTCAGAGACAACACCTGCGCCTCTGTAGAGCTTGGTATCCGCCAGCCAGTCAGCAGCCTTGTCTAGTCCAGTCTGTCCTCGCTCCAGCTTACTCTCTGCTGACAATAGATCTTCAGAAGACTTATAACCAACAAGCGTACCACCACGAGTAGACTCCCGATACAACTGAGCAGGTGTAAGAGGAACATCTCCACCTTTCAGTTTGACCGAGTACATAGGCTTGGTGAGGTCTTCTCCACCCTTCTCAGCCAAGAGCTTCTCAAGACCCTTGACATCACCCCTGAACTGTCCGCCAGCCTTGAGAGCCTGAGCAGCATACTTGAGATGCTTCGGGTTGGACATGCCAGCCAGGAAACTGTTGCTCAGATCCCCGATCATGTTCCTGATCTGGTGACCTGGACGGATGAGAGTAGCAGTTGGCTTCCACAATCTGAGGTATGGGTTCAAGACATTGGACGCCAGCATTGCATAGAGTCCTTTGTCGCCTCTCTTGTATGACCTAGCCTCTACGAGCATGTTGTTTACACGCCGCAGATGCTCACGAGTCACCCTGTCGAAGCCAACACCATCAGGAATGAAGTGTGACAGTGGAGCCTTCTCATAGTCTCCCTTAACAATGCCAGCATATCCCTCCGGCATCTTCCCATCTACTGCCTTCTTGCCGAATCTCCTGGCAATGTCTACACCGAACGCTCTCCTAGCTTCCATGTCCATGACAGCAGAGTGCATCTTCGACAGGAAGTCAATGACATCCTTCTGTGGATGCTGAAAGATAGTATGGAACACGTCAGCCAGAGTTGGGTTGTCATTCCCTGGGATCTTAGTCGGGAACTGGAAGTTGAGTCCGTGCTCCTTGAGTGCAGCATTAACAGTGACAATAGAGTGTCCGTTGCGAGTCAGAGCATTGGCAGCACCGTCAGGGTTGTTGACATCAAGCATGTGATCCAGCAGTGGCTTCAGTTGACGAGTAGAGTCTCCAGTCCTGCCTTCCTCTTGCAGTGCTCTGAAGCCTAGCTCTGGACTAGTGGTGAGTTGCGTGTATGCACCGAGAGTGTCAGCCTGGTCATACTGCTTCTTGTACCTCATCAAGTCTTTGCCGTAGATCTGCTTAGACTTCTCAGAGAAAGCCATGCCATCACGGATCAGTGCGTCAAGTCCACCCATGCGGTGACCATTGACCATAGCTCCCATGACAGAGTGATAGCCTCTACGCAGTCCCTGATCGAGAGTGTTAGCAACTACATCGTCAAGAGTCACGTACTTTGTGTCAGTGTCAGCCAGCATAGCTGCCTCATCAGCAGCCATCTGCTTGGCCTGCCTGTCGGCTATCTTCTGCTTAGCTTCATCTGTACCCTTGGCAGACTCCTTAGCTGTTGCCTTAGAAGTCTTCGCAGCTTCCACATCAGTCGGCACTAGAGTATCCGACAGGGAGTCCTTAGCCTTAGCAGCAGCGCGTGCCTGTCCACCAGCCGAGACTCCTGCTGCGTTGCCATCTCTGATGATCTTTCCACCTACATCTGCAACAGAGTCAATCACCTTTGCAGTAGGAGCCAGAGGATCTGTTACAGCAGCCTTGACTTGGTTCGCAGTACTTGTTCCGAGAGCTTCTCCCTGGACTAGATCTCTCTTTCCAAGACGTGCTTCATTCTCTACCAACTTCTGTTCAAGGTCGTCTGTATGTGCGATGAGAGTCTTAGCTGCTCTCTCCGCTTTAGTAGCAGATGTAGGAGTCTTTGTCTTGTTGGCAGCGACAATCCTGTCGGCTACAGACTTGATGAGATCGTCTCCTGTTAGACCACCAATCTTTCCTTCGATTGCCTGAGCAGCACCATGCAGCATAGAGCTAGTAGGAATCTTCTCAAACTTCGACAGGTGCAGTGGAACTCCATGCTCTGTCCCAAGAGAGTCCATGACATCTGCGATGTGCAGGTTGTACTCATTGTTCCCGAGCTTGACGACAGGATAGTCTCCTGCTTGGATAGCCTGCTCTTTAGACACCTTTAGATCATTCAAGACATTGTCATAGATCCGCGGACTAGTCTGATCGAACTTAGATCCTGCCATAGCAGGGTCATCAAGTACAGACTTAGTAGCTCTGTTAGTCAACTCCTGAGTCAGTCTTGCCTGCTCATAGGCATTGGACTGTCGAGCCTGGCTTGGCTTCGGAATCGGAACCTGACCGGCAGGAGTGATATTGACAGCTTCCGGTGCAACTGCATCAGCAACCTTGGGAGTAACAACAGGCTGAGAATCAGCGATCTCCTTCTTGATTGCATGACCCAACTCTGGATGATCCAAGAATGCAGTGCGGTAGATGTTGGCAGCATCCTTAGAGTTCTTAGATGCAGCCTCTGCTGCTGCTCTCGCAGCCTCTTCCGCTGTGTCGAAGCCACCATTCTTGTAGTTATCCACGAAGGTTCTCTTAACAAAGTCAAGAGTCGCAGGATCAAAGTTCTTCAGTGTGATTGGCTTAGTCTTAGCTCCCACATTTGCAGGACTTGGAGTTGCCAGATCAGCCAGATCAGGTAGAGCGGATGCAGGGTCAGCAACAGTATCACCGGCAACCTTCGTGTTGACAGCGTCCTGTCGACCAGCATTGACATCTGCCGCAATATCAGATGCAGCAGCAGTCTTCTCTTCGAGAGGACGAGTGGGAACAGTGACAGGAGTGCCTCTGTTCTTCATCTCACTGGCAGTGAACTCAGTCATGCCAGTCTTGCCAGCGTCTACTGCTTCCTCAAACTTCTTGGTTCCCTTGAGAACTCTTCCAGCAGCATTAAGTGGAGCAGCTAGTGCCTTGCCTGGGATCAAGTTAAGAGGATCGACAACAATGTCTGACGCCAGTCCACCCCAAGTGTTAAACCAGTCCGGGACATCTACACCGCGAGACTTGCCCAACTGACCAATGACATCACTACCTGTAGTCTTGTCGACGCCCATCAGACCAGCGCCGATAGACTCGAAAGGGTTGAAGCTGGTCTTACTCCCTGGAGTCAGAGCTTCAAGAGCATCCTTAGCTGTATTCTGGACAGCATAAAGAGGCCGAGAGACAACGTCCATCACTCGACTGAAGAGACTCGGATCATAGTCTGTTGGCGGTGGAGTCCATCCGAAGTTGGCTGATTGTCCGACAGGCCCTCTCGCAGTGTTGTCCACTGGATTCGGATAGGTGATTGCCGGACTGTTGACGATACTGTTGATGAATGCCTTGTGCTTGGCTACATCTGATGCACTTGGCATTATCCACCTGTGCCCTTCATCGCATTCCAGTACTGCAAGGCAATGTCAATTACCTTGTTCTGATCCATGTTGGGAGTAGCTGCTTGTACTTCTTGCATGAACTGTGTGAAGTTGTTGCCAGAGTATCCCTTGCCAGCAGACATCACATTCTGGACATTGTTGGCGATAGTGTCTCCATCAGCACCGTACTTGGCCTGTGCAACTGCACGAGCCTTAGCAGGTCCAGAGAAGTCAGTCTGTGTCAGTCCACCACCAGCCTGAGCAGCAGCAGCCTTCTGAGTTTGTGCATCCTTCTGCAACTGGATCTGTGCAGCAGTGTTCTGATTGTCGATCTCTTGTTGGTTATACTTCTGCTGTGCATTCCACTTATCCAAGATAGCCTGCTGTGCAGCAGTCTGTCCTTGAACCGACAGACCAGCGTTAGAAGTCTGAACTCCTAGATCCTGTTGAGTCAGATTCTGTCCGATGTCGATAGCCTTGTTGGCCTTGTCAGTCTGGATCCCAGCAATCTGCTGGTCTACAGCTTGTTGTGCCTGACCTTCTTGATTGAGACTGTTCTCCTGAGCGACAGTGCCACTAGTCCGAGCCACATCCTGTCGGTTAGCATTGAGGTTGTCTTCACCCTGCTGCTGTTGACCAAAGTAGTTCTGGACTGCGTTAGTGTTCGCACCAGTCATCCCCTGTAGCCATGCCTGGTCATTGGCAGATGCCTGATTGTTTACCGGAACAGCAGCATCTAGTCCCAGTTTCTTGGCTGTTTCAGCAACATTCTGTTGCCCACTCTGGTACCCCTGACCAATAGACTGTTGTAGAGCCGCGCCTCTTTGTCCGACATCAGCCTTCTGCGCATCGTACTGAGCGTGAGAGTCTGCCGCAGTCTTAGCAATGTCGTTGACCATGTTCGAGTATAGTCCCGACAGAACTTGACGAGCCCGTTGACCCTGTTGTCCGATGTTAGTCTTCGAGGCTGCAAGACTATCAAGGACAGGTTTGAACGCACTGTCAGCAATGCGCGTTGCATCTGCTGTGAAGTCTTTCGGAGTGATGACTGGAGTCTGGATAGGATCGAGGGTAGGATAGTCAAACCCTTTCTCTTCTCCTGCTCCATCTGGAGTGAATGGAACATAGCCCTTCGGGAACGGATTGGCAGCAGATCCGAGGTTAGTTCCGAATGGACCACCGAAAGAGTTGTAGTCCATGCCTCCACCCTTGGGACCTGGCTTGTCAGCCCCAATGAGCTTGGTCATGTCGAGCTTCTGGTTCTGCTGAGACATCGGAACAGTTGTTGCCATTCCATGTCCAGGCAGAGTTGCAAGAGACTTCTGTTGTGGAAGACTATCGACATAACTCTTTGGTGCGACAGACCTCTTACCTCCTGCGAAGTCTACATTAGCAGCAGCAGACTTAGCGACAGGATTGCCAAAGCCATAGAAGTCAGCCCACGTAGTGTTACTCGCAGGATTTAGTGCGCCGAAGAATGTACCCCAACCACCAGCAGTCTTAGGACTGGTACCGAGAGCACCTGTCTGTTCTGCCTTGCCGAACTGTGACTGAGGATCAGTTCCAAGAGTCTTCTGTGCATTGTTCATCAGTGCAGTATTAGCAGTACCTGAACTGATCTGTTGAATCTGTCCAGCAGTGAATCCTGCTTTCTTGAGAGCAGCGATGTCAGCAGGGGATAGCTGCTTTGGTGCCACAGTTACACCACCTGTCGTTGAATTGTTGCAGTGCTAGTGTCCTTCGGGACAGCAGAGAGATCAATGCCATACTTGGATGCAATCCGCGACACAGCATCAGTCAGAGCCGATTGTCTCGTTGCATCTTGGGAAGAGCCAAAGGTCGAGAGTGCCTGTGCCTGAGTGTTGACATTATCATTCCGAGCCGTGTCCAGACTCGCCTTACGATCCCCGAAGTCTCTGTCGATGTCCGACAGGGAGTTGACATAGAGTCCAGAATGCAGCATCCCTCTTCCGGCGAAGTCTCCTTCGTCAGCAGTGACAGAGTCTCCGTAAGCTCCGGGACGGTACCTGTCGAACTTTCCGGCAGTCTGATCCCATCCCATTCTTCGCTTAGCATCATTCCAACCGAAGTCATACTGGTTTCTTGCCAGTCCCTGTTGAGCCTCGAAATCAGCTCTAGCTCTCGCAAGATCTCCGACTGTTCGTTGATAGTTCTCGTCTGATGCCGCTCCGGGGATAGTGACATTCTCCATGACTGGAGCAGGAGGAGCGAAAGAAGCAGCACTAACACCGACACTACCACCGCCTCCGCCTGCACTACCTCCACCACCACCACCACTACTCCCTCCACCACCGGAAGAGCCTCCCCCACCAGAGCTAGTAGTCTGTCCAGAAGATGTTGGAATGTTTACCTTTGGAGAAGAGACAGTCTTTGGAGCAAGAGTGCTGCCTTTGCCTTTGGGAAGATTGTCATTGGTACTCTTCGCCACAGGCTTGGGAGCAGGCGGCGGGACATATGCAGGTTGGATTCTCGGCGGAGCAGTTGTCTGAACAAAGCCAGCCTGCTTGTTGGCGTTGTTAATGACTCCCTGCATGATAGTTGGCTTGGGAGGCTGTGGCTTGTTGAGTGGATTCACCCAGCCAGGCTGTGCATAACTAGGAGCACCGGGAATGTACCCTGCCATCACTTCCCGCCCTTCTTCTTAGTCATCAAGTTAATGATGGCTTGTTTCTTGGCACTCTTGTCACTGTCCTCCGCAGCTTCTTCCTTAGCTGTCGGTGGATGTCCTGCTCTTGCCTCTGCTCTGTCTTCCGGATCATCCAGAAGAGAACTCTTGCCCTTGGACTTTAGCCAAGGAGGTTGCCCAGCCATTACTTACCAGCCTTCTGTGAGTTGTCCTTGGCCTTTGCCATACTGATAAGGATAGCTTGAGCCTGTGCTCTCTTGTTACCAGTCATACCCTCAAGAGTATAACCTTCCTGTCCTGGCTCTCTTCCGTTCTTATCTATAGGCATCAGACGTGCCGCCTGTAACCTACCAATGCCAGGAGAAGGAGGATAGTCGTCTCGATGACAATGATGAGAAGAAAGATCGTCGTGGTGTCCACTACTGTTGACCTCCTAGATATGCCTGACTCATGTAGTTACCAGCCTGTGCAGCCTGCATTCTCTTCAAGACTGCTTCTCGGCGTGCTCTTTGTTCTTGATCTCTCTGTTGGTATCCCTGCATTCCTTCAGAAGAGACAGGACCCATAGTCGCCTGAGTCCCACCACTGGGTCCATACTGTTTCGCACCAGCAGCATAAGGGTTGAATCCGCCACCGGCTTTCTTCATCCCCATCTGTTGGACGGTGTCTCGCCAGGGCTCGGTCATGAGGTCTCTTTCACTACCCCTTCCTTATGCTTGATGAATACAGTTAGATCATATATCCGAAGTGATGCATCTGCAATACCGCCATTGCTGATGACATCGAAGGAGATAGTAAAGTAGACCTGTCGGAACCTGACTTTCTTGAGTAACTTGATGAACTTACGTGCATACCTGCCAAGAGTTGGCAAGACTGTCTCTGCAATGATGACTGGAGTGTTACTGGCCCACGCTTGTTTAGCGTTAGCTGCTGCACTCCAAGTACTGTACTGAGTCTTAGCCTCGCTGTAAGTCATGTTCTTTCGAGCATTGGGAATGATGAGACTAGTGCTGAACTTGCCTGATGTTGCGACAGCAATGCCCCACCAGAAGATCACCTTGAATGTGTGCGGTGCATCGAAGTCATAAGTCTTGGTAGTGAGTTTACCTTGGAAGACTTCGATAGTTGATCCTACAGCGCCCACATCATCGGTAGTTCGTATGTCTTGGAAGTAATAAGCCTCTGTCGGCTTGGACTGTGATGCTGTTGTGGTATAGGCAGTGTCAAGTCCGACAGTAGCTGAGGGAATCACTACCACCTTGGAGAACTTCCGAGTACTGACCCAGCTACTCCATCTCTTTACGCGAAGAGAGAAGACATAGAGATTCTTGAAGTATCTGACGAAGAGACGGTCTCTGTGTATGGTGAGCCCATACTGATCCTTGGAGAATAGATCAAGGTCTGATACCTGCTCCATGTTAATGGAGGTTGAAATGCGGTTGTATGTGTACTGGAAGAGTTCATAAACAGCGTTGTCATGCAGTGAGTAGATGGTATTGTTGTTATACACCACCACACAGTTGATCGCTGGTACTCCGACAGTTGCGTCAACCTCATTTAACTCAGCCTTGCGAGGGTCTGTCGTGTATGTGAATCTATGAGTCGAGTGCTCCTTAAACAGTATGAGGTCATTTCCAAGTCGTACAAGAGATACGAGCTTCTGACCGTTACCAGGAGCGACATCCACGAAGTCAGTGCTTGTCCAACTAGATGGATCACCGGCAGCAGAGAAGGAGAAACGAGAAGTGTTGGAGGTTGCTCCGATACCACAGGCAACCCATATCCTCTCTCGGTACTGTGCAACTGCCTCTCCCCTCGGCATTGTTGCAACTGCGGTCCAGGTAATACTTGTCGGAGTTGGAGCATCAAAGTATCCACCGCCACCTGTGCTTGCATTTTGAGCAACAACCCAGAGTTTGTTTCCATACTGGATACAACAGACAGTGTCGATGCCATCATGATATGCAGCACCACCACCACCGATCTGACCAGTAGCCGCATCAACACACATGACTCTGTGAAGAGTAGGCAGATATGCGACAATGAACTTGCGTCCATCAGACGGCAAGTAAGTACCAATGAAGGACCAGTTGTCAGTGTTGGTAATGCCAGTAGTCGTGAACAGATTGATCTGAGGTCTGTTGACTAGAGATCCATCTGTGTCAACTTCCATGTTGGTGAGTTCATACAACTCATCATTCTGGATGAACTCTCCGGAACCTGATGAGTTGTGCAGACCACCAATGAATGGTCCGAGCTTGGTAGCTACGCCACCAATGTAGAAAGCCTTCTGGTCAGGATCGAACCTAGTCCCGTAGATAGAACTGGTAGCTGACTGTTGAGAAGTTGTAGGGTTGACGGCAGACTGTGCAAGAGGATTTGTCATTCGTACTCACTATCACTTGCAACCCAAAAAGAACCGATCATGTTCTTCTCAGCGTTAGTAGCCTCAGTGAGTTTGTCCTCGAACATCTTCCGACTGACCTGATTGGCTGGCCAGTCTTCGTCCATCTCATATGCCTTGGACATGACATACTCACAGACCCGATCATAGTACCTGTCGGGAACTCCTAGCGGGTCACTGGTCAGAGCTACCGACACAGGGACTTTGCTGTAGTTCACCGAGATCTGCTTGGTATCAGTGGGAATCGGCCAGAGATAGATCTGGTTTGCCCATGTGTACCAGAACAGTGGAGTTCCCTTGGTGTTGTTATCAGCACCTAGTTCTGTCCGGATACTCTCAAAGCTCTGTGGTTCCAGAATGTTTCCATCGTACATGATAGATTCAATCTGGATCATGTCTGGTGGGATAGAGTATGTCTGCTGATTCGCTACAGCCGACTGAGTAGCGACAGCCTGAATCATTGGGTTCTTGTTGACAATCTCCATCTGTGCCTGATTGACCCACCTGATGATGTCAGGGTCAGTCAGTTGCACACCAGACTCATCACCGAACTGTCGCTTGACATATGTCATCACATCCGACAGGGTGTGGATCGCGGTAGGTGTAGGCACTATTCCCTCCAAGTCTTCCCGTTATGCTTGAAGGTGTTCAGTCGAGTCTTGAGAGCCCACTCTCCGAACTCCCACTTCTCTGCTGCTCTGTCTTCAATCTCCTTCTCAGCCAGGAGTTGAGCAGCCATCTGAGAAGCCTGCATCTCTTTCCAGATGATGTCAGGATCTCTCTTGTCGAAGTCGTTGGCAATCAGTCGAGCGATGACACGCTCGTCAAGTTCCGCTTCTGTGAGGTAGAAGACGACCTGGTCAGACCCATCGTCATGGAAGTAGACGACACAGTAAGGGAACACATCAACAGGGTCCCGACTCTCTGGAGGAATCCAGGCAAGTGCAAGTCGAGGGTCATACTCATGGATGATGGTAGCGATTCTTTCGTGCTTTGCATTGACGAATCGTCCAGCCTCTTCGTTGTATCGGTAGTTACTGCCGAACAGTGGATGGCTCACCGCTCTATCCCTCCTGGGAAGTTCCGAATCCCTGCTGCGATACGCATGTCTGCCATGCTTCCAGAGTAGGTCTTAGTCAGATACATATACTCCAAGTCTGTATCTGTCAGAGTAGATGTAGCTGGCAATCCTAGCAGTGACAGATAGTTCTGCCTTCTGTTCTCCATGACAGACCACAGAGGATTATCCACTGTTCCTCCACCACCACTGGCAGTAGTAACCAGCTTCATCATGGCCAACTGGCCCATCTGAGCAATGCGAGTGTTGCCAGCATCTGTCGGATGAGTGTTGTCGCCACCAATGAAGTTGGCTACGTCAGTTGCATCTCGGAGCATTGGTCCGATAGTTCCGAGAGATGCACCAGTCTTGTCATAGCAGTTGCCGTTGTACGGAGAGTAGAATGGAATCCCCTTAGCAGCACACTCTTCTCGGAACACCTGATCGTGAGACACAACAGTAGCTGTCGGATTAACTGACGGACTCCAGGTACCCCACACATAGATCTCAGTGTTGGGGAACAGAGTCTTCAAGCTGGCGTACAACTGTTGAGCAGCAGTTCTCACAGCAGCATCAGTTGAGCCGATGTCATTGGTACCGGCAAACACAATGACTATGTTTGGACTCCAGTTCAAGACATCTTGAATGCGAGCCTGGAGATTCTCAGTAGTGGTACCAGGACTTGCGCCTCTGTTTATGTATCCCGTCCCACCAATCGCAATGTCCCATATGTCGTCGATTCCACAGTACTTGTCGAAGAGTTGTTTCCAAGTTCCGTTGGCAAGTCCTGTCGTGTATGCCGCGCCATTAATGATCGAATCCCCGAATAGCAGACACCGCACAGTCGGAAAAGGAGCAGCAGCAATAGTGTTGCCAGCGCCCAGGAACACACCACCAAAGTGATGGTACGCATGGTCAAGGTCAATTCTCCTAGTCGCACTAGTTGGGAAAGTGACCTTCCAGACAAACCTACCGCCAGCACTCACACCTGTTGTCACGACAGGGAGTGCAGTGTATCTCTTGCCATCAATGCGCATCCGAATAGATCCAGCAGCATTGGCGAAGTAGTACAGAATCTCGAACTCAGTACCTGTATGCATGAACGACTCACCACAGTTAGTAGGAGTCGCATAGGCATAGCTATACCGACTATTCGGTGCCATGACTGTCGTGAATGGGAATGGAGATCCATAGACAAATCCAGCGGCACCGCGATACTTGAACTTGGGATCTGTCGGTGCAGTCAGTACACCACCAGAAATAGTCGTTGTCGCTTGTGCAGTGATGAGAATGGTCGGAGTCTCAGTCGACAGGACATCACAGGATGCCTGAGACGGGAAAGTCATCTTCGTAGTTGTCCACGCAGGCACAGGGACATTGACAATCTGCATCGCCCAGCCATTAGTACTGGCAGCGTTCAGAGTCAGAGTACAGTCACCAGTGTTACCAGCACCAGCATTGACGAACTCACCGAGATAGAATGCAACCTGTCCGTTGTTGGAGACATTGTCATCCTGATAGACAAGCTGTGTAATAGCTGCACCATTGGTGTTGGTACATGAGACGACTGCTGTCGCACTGATAGACCTGTCGCTTCCCAGTACCCAACAGGTAACTCCTGCCGCAGCAGCGACAGATGGTGCAACAGAGAATGCCTGAGAGACTCCGTTACGAGTGGCAATAGTTCCAACAGTCACATCACTAGTGAAGAA